TGGAATCTAAAAAGATTTCCAAGACCGGTGCTGTGACAAGTATGCTGCCTTACAAACTTCCAGATGAAGATATACACGTTTGTCCAAGTGATTATGTACCGTGGCTGAAGGATCGGAAATTCTGTTACATTCAGATGGAAGGGACAACTTTTGGAAATGTACCTCTGAAATGTGAAGTGAAATTGGAAGTGTGGGATTCTCCAAATTCGGCTGGTGTGATCATTGATGCTATTCGTTGTGCGAAACTTGCATTGGATCGTGGTTTATCGGGTCCGATAGTTGGTCCCTCTTCATATTTCTTCAAGACTCCACCGGCTCAATTCAAAGATTCTGCATGTAAAGAGATGGTTGAAGCATTCATCTCTGGAGAATAATATGAAGAAGACAGCCTTGGAAAATTCAAACAATTCTGGAATAATTCGCAGACCAATCGAAGCTGCCACAAATTCTGGAGATTTCGATACTCAGTATTTGGTGCATATTGGAAGGTATGATAAATGTGCATCGCTTATGATGAAGATGTCTGAAGAATTTGGAAGACCTATCAGAATTGTGAATCTGTGCTGTGGTGAGATGTGGGATTTGCGTGTTCTGAATAGTGCATACTTTTCCAAGAAATCTGACATCATAGAAAGTTATGTTGGGATTGATATTGAAGATCAGAAATGTCCGGTTGGTGATAAAGTAATGAAGGACATTGGCTATAAATTCATAGCTAAAGATCTGACAATCGATTGTAAAATACCTGAAAGTGATAATTCTGTAGATTTGGTAATTTTCACTGAAGGTATTGAGCATATGGACAAGATATATGTCCAGCCAATATTGAAGGAAATTTATAGAGTAATGCATAAAAATTCCATACTTTATATAAGCACTCCAAATGGTGGTATGCGAAAAATGGATGCTTGGCATAGGTATGAATATCCAATTGGAGAATTTTATGCAATGATGGAGCATAATAGTTTCATTGTCGAAAGTGCGGTTGGATTATTTATTTCCAAACGCAACTATGCTAAAGCTGTAAAAGAATATGGAGAAAGGTATTTCTCTAAGGAAGCCATTCAATCATTCTCAAATAGGTTCGGAGAATATTGGATAAAAATCATGTTGGCGACTCCATATCCTGAATTTTCTGATGATGTTGCCTATATATGTAGGAAGGGTATCTAGTCATGGGACACAGAAATCTTGAAACTGTAGACAAACTTACAAGTAAGCAACATTGGGAAAATTTCATAGATTTCTGTAAATATGATATGTTGTCTGGAGGTCCGGATGCTCACATGACACTTGCAGGGTATATGAGCACCGGGCTTCCTCTCCAGGAAAGGATTTGGCATGCTGGAGTATATGCTGGAGTATACAATGTACCAACGGCAGAATTGCTATGGACAATGTTTCCACATAAAAAGATGATGAAAATATCACATTCGGAATTGACAGATTGGCTCACATATAATTGGTCAGGTATAGCTACAAGACGTGAGAGAAAATGTGTCAGAATACCTTCCAATCTTGCATTTTATCTTAAAAATTTCGCAGAGTGGGCTGTAACATTAAAGGACAGTAAATTTTACGATGAAAGTGAAGGAACTCCAGAATCTAGGTATGAAGAACTTTGGGAGCATTCACAAAAATCTGTGAAATTTCTTGGTAGATATTCTGGATTCAAGTTCTTGGAATTTGCAACAAGATATTGTGATCTTCCAATAAGGTTGCCGGATATAAGACCTTCGGGTGGGTGGAGTCCAAGATCGATGTTATCGATATTATATCCAAAATACAAAGATATATTGTTGGCAGAGAAGGATACACCGGATATATTATTTGATGTTAATACGATTGCAGATGTTGCATTGTCAAGGCTGAAGGATGCAGGTCTTGACATGGATATGTTCAAAATGGAAGTATTTCTTTGCGATTATAAGCAGTGCTATTTTGGAAAAAGACAATATCCAGGAAGATCTCAAGATTCGGAAATTGCTTACTACAAGAAATTGAATGATTATTGGGATTTCGATTTCCAAATGTTAAAGGCAAGAGCCGAAATATTCCCCCATTGGGCTCTCGGTGAAATAAGTGGCTGGGATCATGTCCGTGAAGAACTTGGAAAAGTTCTATATGATTACGGCTATATGTGGTCTGATAGTTTATATGACTACAAGAACACTGCAGATCTTTCAGCTCCTACATCGAAAGTGTGTGTAATGTGAAATTGACAGAAATATTGCCAGGAGTTTTATATCAAAGTGCAGAATTTCCAAAAATTACAATAAAAGAAAAATTGTCAATATTGGAAACCTATGGAATAGACATAGTTGTAAATCTGTATAAGAATCCAGATGAAGAGTTGGAAGATAGAATATATAGATACATCTATTTTCCAATGTCGGATGGTAAGGTTATAAATCAAGACATTTGCAAGTTTAGTAATTATGTAGCAAAGAAAATTGTGAATGGTCATGCTGTACTGACTCATTGCCATGCTGGAAGGAATAGAAGTGGATTTTTCAACGCATTGGTAGTTAGGAAAGTACTTAAGATTTCCGGAGAGCAGGCATTGGAATATGTGAGAAGAAAAAGACCTAGGGCTATAGATAATATATATTTTGAAGAATATTTGAGGAAATTGCCATGATATTGAATGTTAGAGGGACTTCTGGATCAGGTAAGACTTACACTGTTCGTGCATTCAAGGATGCTTATGGACCAGATTTGGTAATCATTGGAGAGGATAAGAGAGTTGCAGCTCACGTGATTGTATATAATATGGTTCCTGTATTCTTCATCGGATCGTATGGAAATGTATGTGGTGGATGCGACACAATCAAGACACAGGACATGGTTTGCAGTCTTGTGAGGCATTTTAGTCAATTTGGTCATGTAATATTCGAAGGCTTGCTTATAAGTCATTCGTTTCAGAGATACTTTGATTTGTATAATGAGATGAAAAGTATTGGAATACCAATGGTATTTGCAAGAATGGATACTCCTTTAGAAACCTGCATTCAGCGTGTAAAACAAAGAAGATTGGATAAAGGTAATCTAAAAGAATTAGATACTACAAATACAGAGGGTACATACTATTCAACAATTTCTACCGCAGAAAAATTCAAGGCTGTCGGAGTAGAAACTGAATTGATAGATCATACAAAAGATCCTGTTTCCATCATCAAAGAAATTTTGGATAGGGACGATGGATATTTATTCAAGCATTCATATAGAGAAATGAGGTATTGAAGGCAAAGAAAATTCCTCCAGTCATAACTCTAAAGGCAGATGCAGTTGAAAGATTCTTCTGGTTTGTAAAAGAGCGACAGGATATTTACAACAAGAAGATGTTCGGATTTCCAAGACCGTGGACTACAGATCCAATTCTCAATACATATAAATTCACTAACATATTTCGTGAGCAGGATAGAGGGACCGTTTGGTATAAAGTCCATATTCGAGAACCTTATGCTGACGATCCAGAATTGTTCTTCAATACTTGCGTATATAGATTCTTCAACTATTTTCCAACAGCCGAGAAAATTGGATATATATCAAATTACAATCCAGACGAATTGGAAATGTTACTGAGAGAAATGAAATCGCAAGGAAGGAAAATATTCACTTCTGCACATATGCTAACAGGAACATTAGGTGGTGATAAGATCACTCAGGCTGTTTGGAAAGTATTGTTACCACTTTGGAATAATAGAAGAGAACTCCAACCTTGTCCTGGAAGCACTTTAAAATCAGCATATGAGAGATTTAAAACTCCTGGATTTGGTCCATTTTTGCGTTATGAAGTCATAACAGATTTACGACATACTAGATATTTATGTAATGCTGATGACATAATGACATGGGCTAATGCTGGTCCAGGAGCTATGCGTGGAGCAAATAGAATATGTGGAGTTTATTCAAAGTACGCACCAAATCCATATAGACAAGAGCAATATATCCAGATAATGAGATATTTGTTAGAAGTATCTACAAAGAATCTTCCAAGTGATTTCCATCAGATGGAAATGCGTGACATTGAGCACTCTCTGTGCGAATTTGACAAGTACGAACGTGCCAGATTACACGAGGGTAGATTGCGTGCACATTATGTACCATTCGTAGAACAAGTTTAGTTAATTGGATATTAAAATGATAAAAGCTATAATAACTAAAGAAATTCTTTCAAATATTTCTAAACTTTGCAAAGATAATTGGGATGAAGAATCCAAAAAGATCATTGATCTTGTAGTTGCCAAGAACCATGATTATGGAGATGCTTGGCAACGATATGGAATTTTCACTCCTCTCATAAGAATCAACGACAAAATTTTGCGTGTTCAGACATTGTCAACTGGCGAACAAGCACTGGTTGCAGATGAGAATATTGCAGATACTCTGAAGGATATTGTGGGTTATGGAATGCTGGCTCTTGAATTTCTCAGAGTCAATGGTGCATTGAAGATATTAACTCCAGAAGAGCGTATACAAATTATTTCCAAGATGGCTTCTGAAGATGATGAAGATATCGAAAATGACGAACTTCGATAATGGTGAGATTTATGATTTCCGTACCGTCTAAAGATAATAAGATATGCAAATCTTGTGGATTGTATATGGGATGTCGTTCACCATTTATGAAATCGGATGGTGCGGAAAATCCATTAGTTCTTGTGATAGGTGAGGCACCTGGTGAGGAAGAAGATGCCATCAATATTCCATTTGTTGGTAAGGCAGGAAAATTGATGAGGAACGTCCTAGAGGAATTAGGACTAGATCTTAAGAAAGATGTTAGATTTACTAATGTTGTGCGTTGCAGACCACCACAGAATAAAATTACCAAAAGAGCTATAGAACATTGTAGAGAGTTTGCATTGCAGGATATAAAAGACTGCGATCCTCCCATGATATTTATCATGGGTAATAGTCCTTTGAATGGTATAATGAACCAAACTGGAATTTCTACTTGGAATGGTTCATTAATAGAAAAAGATGGAAGATTATTTGTACCACTTTATCATCCAGCATATTTACTGAGAAATCCTCAGCCGATGGATGAGTGGTTATCTGCCATGATGTCTGTATTTGATAAAATATCTGCAGAGGATGAAGACAAAACTTCGTCGTCGATTAAGTACTTCTATCCAGAGACTTTGGAAGAAGTCGATGATATGGAGAAATATTTGAGTGATTATGAGTACATAGCTTATGACACAGAAGTCAGATGTCTAGATGCATTTGATAAAAATAATGTACTTATTTCAGTATCATTTGCCGCAGGTGATAGCGCATATGCAGTTCCAATAGATCATCCAGAATCTCCATGGGCAGGTGCAACTCCGGATAATGCATATGTTAGAAAAGTAATTCGTAAAATATTGAAAGATCATGATCATAAAATTATTGGTCACAATATAAAATTCGATCAGTTACAAACCAGTACATTGTTGCCATTGTGGTTTGAAGCTGGTGGTGATACAATGATTATAAGTTATCTCTTAGACTGTAGAACTGGCATTCATGGTCTAAAGAGATTAGCCGGTATTCATCTCAACATGTTTGAATATGATGCAGAACTCGAGCAATATAAAAGAGATCATCCAAGAGAAGCAGATCCTGAGAAGGGTGGATCTTACGAAAATATTCCATGGAATGTCTTGCGGGAATATGGTGCGAAAGACGCTGCTGCTACATTATTATTAGATGAGAAATTATATCCATTGTTGTCAAAGAAGCAAAAAGTGCTATATGACACTCTAATGATTGAAATGTCAAATTTCTTATCTTACGTAGAACATAATGGATTTTATATAGATCATCACTTGGCTAGTAGATACTTGAAAATCTATAGTTCTCTGAGGAAGAAATTATACACTGAGAATATATTAAAAGACAAATTAGTTATCCGCATGATAAAGTA